TAGGTGGCAAAATTCATCTTGACTTCAAACATTCCAGAGGCGGTCAATGCCTCGTCGGACCACGCTTGCACCAGCTCAGGCGGTGGGGTGATGGGATGTTCTTGTGTCATTCAAGCCAGCTCCATGCGATGCGTTGGCAGATGCGCCATGCGTGTTTCTTGTCGATGCCGTAGCGTTCTGCCAGTTGTCTGTAGCTGTTACCAGCAACACGCAACTGGCGCAGCTCGCGCACGTGATCTTCTGTAAGAAACGCGGCGTAGTTTGCCTCGCCGCGCTTAAACGGATCACTCATCTACATGCAGCAGCAACCTGCGCATGTACCAGTCGGCTTTGCCGTAGTCCTGATCGGCATTGCCCTTGTGCTCGGCACGCCATAGGTATTTGATGACGTTGCCTTTGCAGTAAGCGCGAAAGCCGTCATCACCGAGTGCTGCCTTAATGGCTTGGATGCACTCAATGTCGCCGTGCTTGTAATGCGGCGGATGGTTGACGAGATCACTCATCACCCAATACCTCTGCCATATCGCGGCGGACCAGATCAGCAATGCGCTGTTGATATAGCCCGGTGTAGGTGCAGCAGGTCCGGCCGCTTTGCTCGTACAGCCACTGCAAGTAGTCATCACGGCGCTGTTCAGTCTTGTGGTTGATCATCTTGCATCAGCTCCAGGAGTTCAAGAATATGCGCGGCAAATGCCACGTGTGTCATCACTGCATGGGTGCCGGGAGGGCGCCCGTAGGACGCCTCCCACCACTCCTTGAATGCAATATCAAGTGTGGTTTGATTCATCAGAACACAGGCTCCTCGCTGGTAGTTGCTGCGCCGCGTGGCATGAATTCAAAGCGCTGGATGCTGAGCACATGCTTGCTGCGCTTGGCACCGGTCTCCTTGTCGTTCCACTCTTGCCGGCGTACGGCACCGGTTACAAGAATGCTGTCGCCTTTTTTGAGCTTATCAACGATCAGCTCAGCAGATTTACCCCAGATCTCGCAGTCGATTGCGTTATTGATCCAGTTGCCATCTTTGTCTTTACCCTCCTGGATACCACCAGCGAAGTTGGCAACCATGGTGCCAGATTCAAAGGCGCGCAGTTGCGGGTCGGTGATGATGCGAACAATACCGGTTGCGTAAAGGCTCATGTCAATTCAGTGGGGTGATGCCATTGGCTTCTTCAAAAGCCAAGACTTGTGCAAGTGGGTAGCGGACACGTGGTGTGCCTGCCGGTAAGCCAATGCGTGGTGCAGTGACGTAAGCAGGGCCAATACCGCGTGCACGTTGGTTTTTGATGGCTGCTGGCTTCAGGCCCCAACGTGCTGCCAGCTCATCAGTGGTGAGGAATGGTTCAGTCATCAGCGAAGGGATCCTCCGATGGCGTGTCGGATAGCACCGCTTCGCGCTCTACAGCAAGGCGCAGCAACTCATCGTTCTGCTCATCGCTGAGATCAGGCTTGCGCTTATCCATGCGCGCTACCACCTCTTGCAGCTTGTCCAGCGTGTCGGCCTTGGCAATAGCAGCCTTACCGGCTTGGAACAACTTGGCATCGCCTGCGGGGATCGCGGGTGCAGCGGTAACGGTCACCGGCTCCACCTCTGCCTGCTGCATCTCATCGGTGCTGTAGACACCGGACATGTCTGCGGGAAACGCCTTGCGCAGTGCCAATGCCTCAGAGCATTTGGCGATCATCGCTGCGCCCATCTTGGACCACAAGCCTTGGCCGGCGTTGTAGTCAGCAAAGCGTGCAACGCCAGTAAATGGATGGTTGGCACCTTTGCGCCAGATAGTGGTCTTGGCCGCGGCAGGTGGCTTGCTGCCCAGCCATACATCAGTCCACTGGCCGTCTTCACCGCACCATTCAGTGATGCTGCCATCAAGTTGCCCGGTGCGCTCGGCAATGGCACGCAAGCCGTCAATGCCGGCTTGGATGGTCATCTTGCCGCTACGCTTGATGGCGTAGATCTGTTTGCTGAACGGATCCAGTCCAGTGCGCTGGCAGGCGTAGGCAAACAGGCGCAACTCGTCATTGCTGCAGCCAGGCGCAATGGTGGTTGAGATCAGCTGCGTTTGCTCTGGTGTCCAGAGCGTGATGCTAGAAGTCATCGGATGTGATAGTTGGGTTGGCAGTTAATGCCCATGAAGGCAGGCTGAGCGCTTGGCACGTGTCGCCGTAGCCGGGCCATTCAGAGATGGCTTGGCAGTCGGCAATCACGCGCATGTCGCGTTGCCGCAGCTCATCACCAGCAGCCATGGCCGCGGCGTCAAGCTCATAGACCGCAACCGCGTACGGGGCAGTCTTCTCAACGGCAATGAACACAAACCGCTCAGCACCGTGCAAGCCGGCTAGGTAGTGGCTCGCTTGCACATGGTAGCGGAAGGTAGCCACGCTACGGGCAAAGCCGGCAGGGCTGGCATCCGTGGTGGTCTTGAGATCCACCACCGTCGCGCCGGCGTACCAGTCAGGGCGGCACTTGCACCGCAGCCCAGTAGCAGCATCATCCCACCAGAAGGACTGCTCAGCCTTGCCATGGGCAAGCAGTGCTGCTGCTGCGGGATGACGATGCACGCTGTCGGCCATGCAGTTGGCGGCCATCATGTCGCCAGCGGCAACCGCCTCAATGCCAGCAGCGGCCATGCGCTCTGCTTGCTCCTTGCCTGCCTTGGTATTGCGTGGGGCGCACACGCCGTAGCGGCCTGCTAGCTCCCCCGGTTCCAGCACTGCGCAATGCACCAGTGAGCCAAGCCGCATGGCAGCAGTTGGCTCCGGTGCAATGCGCTTCGGGTCGAGGTAGCGGCTCCAGTAGTGGTAGGGAGATTTAGCCACTGCGTGCAGATGCGAAGCGCTGACGGCTGGGTCAGCGTGGTAGTCGGCGTTGCTGGTCACGCTGCTGCTCCACTACGCATCTGGCGGTGCATCCGGCTGGCAGTGCCGTAGGTGGCGACCAGCTCGGGAAACGCATCCAGCAAGCGGCGCTTGTTGCCGGGGTCAGCCTTGAGGCCAGCGTGCGCTAGCGATTGGAAGAATCCACCGCCATGCTGGTAGGCGGTGGCAAATGTCCAGTAGATGTCTGCTTCTGTCATGGCTTGAGCTGCTCTTGGCAAGCGTGATGGCTGTAGGCGGGCTGCTGGCGGCCGGTGTCATAGGCCATTGCCCAGACACCGAAGATGATTGCCAGCACGGCAAAGCGGTTCAGATTGTTCATGCCATCAGCGCCTTACGGACGCGATAGGTGGACAGGTTGAGGCGGTCGGCAATGCGCTTCTGGCTCAGGCCAGTGCGGCGCAGTACGCGGATGCGGCGGTCATCTGAGGCGGTGAGCCAGTCGATCACGGCGACTACTACCAGCAGTGGCAGCAGCAGTTTCCAGATAACTAGCAGTGCGGTTGTGAGCATGGTTGGGGTCGCAATGTGTGGTTGCCGGATTGGGAGCGGCTCCGGCGGGCCGCGTGGGGGGTTAGGCGGCGGTGAATCCCTTGCTCAGCAGGTTTGCATAAAACTCTTTGGCCTGTTTGACGGTGTAGGTGCCGTCGCCACGCCCCATGGTGCTGCTCCATCCTTGTGATGTGAGATGCAGCATGGTGACGTCAACCCATTTTTTGCCGGACTCCGAAACGCGCTGCTGAAATGTGCAACGAGCGGCGGGGAGTTGCTGGGTCTCGGTGCGCTCAAGGGTGTAAACGGCCATGGTTCTCGGGGTGGGGTGCAGGACTGGTTGCCTGCTGTCCCCAAATCCTACACCATCTGCAGCCGTGGTCAACCCTGCCTAGTAACGGATGGACACAGTTGCGGTGCCATCTAGCGGCACGCCTAGTCGGTAGGCGGCGCCGGCGCTGAGATCCAGCGATCCGCAGTCGCAGCGGTCAGTGACTGGCACGGTGAGCAGTCGCCCGCGGTGCTGCACGGTGACGCGCGTGCCGCATGGCAGCCATGGATGGGCGGCTGACACGTCCCAGTGGCGGTAGGTGCCGCCGCAATACGTGGTGCGCCCGTGGTACCAGCCGTCGTAGACAGTGGCAGTCACCTGCCGGGCTTGAGCAGGCGACAGCAGCAGGATTGCTGCAGTGATCAGTGCACGCATGATGCTTGAGGTGATTTGGGTGCCGGGCCAACCGGCGGTGCGGGCTTATTCAGGCCCTGTTGCGCTCG